GCTAGTTGCTCGTGCTCATCGGTTGATCTGTTTGGGGGGTGTTGTTGGGGGGTTGGTGTCAGTCCTCTCAGTTACATCAAGTGGTAACTGAGAGGGCCCCCCTCTAACGGGGGGTCCGGGCGGGAAACGGAGGGGCGTTAACGCCGCTCTGGGACGCGTTCGATTCGCGGTGGCTCATCAGGAGGGTGGTCATCGTTTGAGCGGCCCTATGGGCCTCCTTGGAGGTCAGGAGCACGCTCAGGTAACCGGTTGGGAGGTGGATGGAGAGCCAGAGGCCACCACCGGGGCCGGTGGTGACCTCTAGCCCGACCGTGCCGGGTTGGCTGGTCGGAAGCAGCATCTACCCCTTCGGGGGAGCTGCGGGGGGAGGCGGAGCGGGAGGAACGGGGTTGAGGAGGCCCAAGGCCTGGGCCTCTTCCCGGTTCTTGGGGTCCTGCACGAAGGCCAGCAGCTGGCCCGGGTCGTTGGCGAACCGGTTGCGGACCTTGGACGGCAGGGAGGCGAAGGCCTGCCAAGCGTCGAGGAGCATCCGCTGCGCCTCGAAGTAGTCGGGGGCCTCTGCGAAGTCGCCCCAGCTGGGCGTGGGCGGGGACTTCCAGGGTTGCGGCATGACGCCGGTGGCGTTGTACCGCTTGAGCAGGATGTTGATGTCGCACTCGGCCTTCATGGCCTGTTTCGTCCGCGACGGCTCCTTGAAGTACACCGCCTTGGACATTGGCTCCCCGTAAGCCTTGCGGAACTCCGGCATCACGGCGAACCGCAAATCGAGGTCAGCAGCTCCGGGGCGAAAATGGTGAGCAGAGCCGCAATCACGGCCCCGACACCGCCCAGGAGCAGCTTGTTCTTCAAAAGTGTGAGCATCGGCTCAACCTCCATATTTAGCAGCGAACGACACCACGCCTACCAGCAATACCGCGCGAGCGAAAGGGGGGCCGAAGCCCCCCTTTCAAGAAAGATGCATCCAGGTAGCCTCAGTCGGCCAGCTTGAGAAGCCGACGAATAGCCCGCTCGATAGTCGCGGCCTGATTACCCAACGTACTTTCCCCCCAATCCTGGGACCGCTTTGACTGTAACTCCGTCAACTCCTTAGTTGCCTTTGCGGTCCCCACCTGCTCGTCAAGGATATACCCTTGCTTGAACAAGTTAAACGTTTCCGTCGCCGTCTTCTGCTGCTGCACCTTCGTGGCGACTTCTTGCTGTTCTTTAAGCGACGTGTCCGCTTTCTTATTCGCGGTTTCCGCTTTCATCAACTTCAACTCTTCCGCCAGCCGCCGGGCCTGCATGCCCGACGAAATGGCTGGCGACAACGTATCCACCGCCGGGATCATTTTCCCGTCGGCCATAGACCCGGAGGGCGACGACGCCCCCGGACCCCCTGCCGACAGGATCGGATTCAATCCTGCCGCCCGCAAATCGGCCACCTCTCTCTGGTGGGCCGTGTTGGACATACGCTCTTGAAACTCGCGATTGATCTGAGCCTGACCGGCTTCAAATTCCATCGCTTCACGCGCGCGCGCCGAATTCGCCGCGTTGGCCCGCTCACCACCGATGAACGAGCCCAACGCGGACACTCCGGCCGCGGCAATGGCGCCCCACACCATCAGAAATGATCGATCAGGCCGGGAACGCCGAACACCGGCATCGGCCGTGCACACTTCATCGAAAAATACGCATCGAAAAGCATATGCGGCTCGGACGGCACCGCGATGACTCGATCAAACGGCGGATCCTCCACGATGAACGACGAATTCAGAGTCGGCAACGAGCCGAACTCCTGCGCCAAATGCCACGCATCCAGCGACCCCGCAGCCGACGAGCGGAAAAGACCGGTAATCAGCGACGGCTTGTAGCGATACTCCGCAAACCGCTCTTGATAGCCGAACACCAACTCATCATCGGCCGTGCCCTGCGCATAAATTTCCTTGTTGAGCACCGCCTGCTCACCGATGTGCGCCAACGCCGGCCAGTAAAAATCATACCGCGTCGACCGGTTGAACATCCGATTGAGACCCTGCTGATACGTCAGATCCGCACGAACGCAGACCAACCCGATCAACACACAATGCTCCGTAAACGACGCCGTAAATCCGTGCCCTGTGAACGACGACGTTCCATAAGCCGACAGATTGCCTTGCGGCGTTGTCGCGTCCGTCGAACTCGTCTGAGGCACGGGCGTGATGTTTATGGAGCTCTGCCCACCGCCCAGATACTCCGGGCGCTGAAGACGAGCATCCGGCGACGTCACACCGAAGTGCGCCTTCACGATCTCGGTATACCGCGTTCCCCCTCGCGCATCGCGCTCAAGCATCTTCTGAATTTGGAACGCCTGCCGCAGCTCATTGATCGTGGCGCCCGTCGCCGCCGACAGATCCGCGAAGATCGCGGGGAACCCCGCGTTGTCCGGATCTTCTTCGACACGAATGAGCATGTTGTCCGTCCCGTTGACGGTCTCCTTGTACTTCGCATAAGCCCGCACGCCGCTCGCGGCCGTCTCGTAAGTATTGGCGGGCCCCGCCGTCCACGTCTGCGTCTTAACACCGATGCCCGTGACAGGTGCCACGGTTCCCAAGGGCAAAGCGACGGAGTCGCCCTTCTGAGGCCAAGGCAGCGCCGACGTGAAATAGTCGTGCCGCTTCCCTCGGCGCAACAGCACATAGTCAGCCGAATTGTCCGGCCCATCGTCCTTATCGACCACCACAGAGTCCTGAAGATTCTGGTCCCGGAACCATTCATTCCAGATCAAGTTGTAGGCCCGATGGAACAGCGACGAGTGCTCCAAATCCGGTACCCCGGTCGGAATACCGAAATAGTCATGCAACGATCCGACCGAATAGCCCGTCACCGCCGTGCTCGTCATCGTCGGCACCACATAGTCCGTCGAGTCGCCAGGATCATCCTGCGCCCCGTTGAACTTCGACCAATTGTTCCAAATCAGCCGAATCGGCACCGAAAAGAAGAACGTGTTCAGGAAGGCGTTATCCATCAACGGATGGATTGGAGTGGCCATCCGAGCAAACGCCGCCATTCGCACACTGAAGGTATCGCCGGGCAGCGCCTCGTCCAGAAACACCGGCACCAAATAGCCCGCATCGAACGTCGTCTTATAGCCGTGGCTGCGGTCGAAGCTCGATCTCGGAATTTCCGCCTGCGGGACTTCCGAAAACGTGTGCTTCATCACGGAAGGGAGAGCCATGTCTGTTTTCCTCTCAGGTTAAAAAAAAGCGACCAGGCGCTTGGCCTGGCCGCTCCACATCACTCCTTAGACGCAAACATATCCGATTGCTCGGCCGGCTTGGGCCGGAGCTCCAACGCCGTACCCAGGTTCCGGTGCGAAGCGTGCATCGTCAGCACGCCCATTGTCGCGTCATACTGCGCGATCTCAAACAGCGTAAAGTCGGCCGGATGCCGCCAGAACTGCGTGTTCCGATCCGCGCATGCGTCCGAAAACACCCGCATCCCCGCCGACGTCGTCGGCGCAAAGAACGGCAGATGGTACGCCTCGACCTTCGAGTCGAACACCACAAACACCTTATGGTAGATCATTCTCGTAACCTCTCTTCAATTGGCCAATTGAAGCCCGCTTCACCTTCTCCTTGACCTTCAACCGGTCAGGAGTGTTGTCGTCGGCGTGCAGGCGACCCGCCGACAACCGCCCGCGCTTCATCGCGCGGAACGTCTCAAAATCCACCAACTCCAGATACCTGTCATAGGCCTTCGGCGGCCGCATCTTCCGGCCGCGAAGCACGACAAAATCATCTGGAAATACATCCCTTTGCCACTTCTCAAACCACCGGACGCCAATGCCCGGGCGCCGACTCATTGTGGCAAATTCCGGAGATCGCGAATAAATCTCGCCCGTCTCCGGGCGTACATGAATGTAATGATCGTGAGCGCGATCACCAGTAACCTTTTTAGTACAATATCTCGCAACATAGGCAGCACTTTCAAAAGTTAAGTCAGAGACAAGCCCAAAACCAAAAGGCCACAGCCTGCTAAGAGTAGCAGAAGAAAAATAATAAAGCCCATCACGTATAGAGTGTAATTCCTTATCTGAAAAATCAAAATTAAACAAACACAAATGATAATGAGGGCGACTGAGCCTTTCACCATATTCACCACAAAGAAAAAATCGAATGCCGCTTCCATGTTGCTTTCTCAACCTCTTCATAAAGAGTTGCATTTCCCGCACGGACACTGAACCGTCCGGCGGAAGATTCTCATCCTTATAGGTCAAGGTTACAAAACAATTACTCTCGTACAAGCTTGCCTCATGAACGCATCGAATCGCCCACTGGCGAGACCTCTCAAGCCGACAACCGATGCACTGACCACACGGCACTTCTACGGGCCGATCGACGAAGCCGAGCTTCCGATCGAACACAATCCGACGCTTTCCCGTCGGCTCTGCGATCCTCGAATAGTATCCCTTCAACGGCTTATAGCAGGGCAAGCTTTCCTCCGAACAAAAGGGGGGACCAACGACGGCCCCCCCTTTTAGCCTACAGGCGTATTCCCCCCCTCATGGGAGCGCCCCGCACATTCTTCACGTGCGTGCGGCTCGCAGTCTTGGAAAACAGCTTCTTGGAGCCTGAGCGCCCCATCTTATGCCGTCTCATCGTTCCACCTCTCTCTGGTCGGTGTCACTCAGCACAGTTACGTCAAGTACCGAACTGTGCTGCCGGGCCCGCTACGGGCCCTCTCAGGGAGCGGGCTTCGCCCCCTCCTCTTTCCCGGCCGGCGCCACGCCGGCCTCTCCTGGGGCTTCCTGGCGCGCTGGCGGCGCCTTCTTCGGCGCCAGCCCCATCTTGACCATTTCATCGAGATTCGCCGGATCCTCCGCGAACTCGACAAACGCCCCAGGGTCGTTCTTGAAGCGCTTCCGCACCTGCGCGGGCAGCTCCTCAAAGAGGGACTTGGCCTTGGCGACCACACTCGCGCACGCATGATAGTCGAGCGCCGGCACGTCCAGGTACCGGCCCTCGCTCGAAGCCAGATGAGTCACCACCTGGCCCTTCTTGTAGCGCGCGAGAATGTTGTTGATGTCGCACTCGGCCTTCATGGCCT